CGATCGAGCCGTCATACTTGGCCTCGCTAGCGTTGTAGGACTTTGATGAGAAGCTCAGCAGAGCACCAAGGAAGGTGTCAACAACTACAATCGTTCCGACAACCTGTTCGGCATTGGGCAAACCCCAAATACCAGCCAAAGCAAAATATAGTGAACCAAGAGCAGGAAATCCGATCAGGGCCAACCACTTGATAGTGTCATATGCCTGGCTGCTCAAGAAATGATCGCGGACCACGTTCTCTGGCTCAGGATTGGGATTCGTCATACTGGTACCTCACTTCTTTGTTGCAGGAAGAACTGTGAATGTTTCAGACTGGAAACGATTAGTGTCTTGTTTCAGTGGATTAATCTGATAAGTCACCTCAATAACAAAGATGCACTTATCGCCAGGAGCTACCTTAGCTGGAATTGTAATATCATTTGAAATGATGGTGTATTCGCCAACAGGTAACGTAATTGCCGCCGCAGTTAGTGTTACCAGATTTCCGGACTCACACTCTAGGAATCTGGCGGCACTAACGGGCTGAATTTCTTCAAGCTTGATAACCTCAAATTCCATGAGCAAGGCATCGCCAATAGCCACAGAATTGTTTACGTTCAAAACCGGAATAGGCTCTTGAATGCTTGGGGTCGGGTCAGACTCAAGCATCCAGAAAATATAAAGCCCCATCAAGAAGAGCCAACCCGAAATTCCCAAAACAGCACTCACAGTGAAAATGGCATACAAAGGCTTCGATGGGGCGTTAGAAGCTACAATTCCTTGATTCTCTTTTTCGGTATTCGATTTAATCATGTCTTATTCACCACCAAGGTTAGAATCGCACCTAGAAAGGACACCAGGATTAGTGTAACCATCCCGTAAACAACCTTTTCGACTGGCGTAAACCGTTCCATTGTTACTAGTTTGGGAAGAGATGACGACGAGATGATGACAATATCTTTCTCAATAGCGTCAAGCTTTTCTTTCATTGTTGCGCTAGTTATTCCTAACACATACATTTCTCGTCGTAAGGCTTCGATATCAAGCTTAAGCCGCTCTACTGGATCGTCCACGATGTATCCTACTCCTTGCTAGACTATGGTTGACAATCCAGGATATCCCCGATCACCCGATTGATCTTCGGTCCGAATGTATTCGCTAACTACCATTGTAGCCTCATACCCATACTCAGCCAATAAGGTAACCTTGTCGCCCAAGAAATAATGCTGATTGTACTTGTAGGGTGAGAGAGGCGAAATGGCCCCATCAAAAACAGCAGTTTGATTCCGCTTCTTCAGTTCTAAACGACCCTTTTGCGTCATCGCCGCAACGAAGTCTGGCGTGGACATTGTTCCGACAGTTTCTCCGTCGACATACAAAGGCCTTCGAGCTAGACCGTTTACTGTGGTATCTGGCGCTGGAGTAACATCTGGCCACACCTCAACTGCTTGCATACTGCCAAGCACGATAGCGAAGTTGTTGTACTCCTTGATGGAGAATAAGTACTTCGGATCGTCGATATGTCCCGAATCATAATGGAACATAACCGGTTCGAGAATTCCTTGATTACGAGATCGGTCAAGGCCGTTGTACACGTCAAGTCGAATTTGTGAGATATTGCTTGTCGAGGCCTTGCTGACCGTTCCACGACTAACTGTTCGGGTAACATCGAACGTCATGACATTGCCGGTGGTCCCCGGAGGACGAATCGACCGAACCCCAAGCTCAGACAAAGTTAGGATGTCTCGCAGAGTCGAATATACTATTCCGCTCTCAAGCCACCACACCTTAGCCGCATCAATCCGAGTCGTGCTATCTGTTACGACAACCTGCGGAATAGCGTCGTATGTGGACTTTGTGGTTGCTGCCCGTGTCGGGTCTTCTCCCGTTGCGTTTACGGCATGATTCCACAGAAGCAACGAAACAAACTCAGATGGCGTATATGTCTTATAGACCTGCCACGGAGTGTTATACACAGCCGCCGCTAAGACTCGATTCTCCAAGAAAGTCTCAAAGGTTCTTCCTGTGACAGTTAGTTCGGAATATCCGTTGTTGTCGCGTCCAATAGAGTGCGTTTCCACCATCATGATTTCGTTGGTGTCGCGCAGGCTGATCTGAGATCCGATAGGAAGAAGTGCTCGCGTTTCAGCCACTTTCGGCGTCTTCATCTCAAAGTCGCCATTTTCCAGGTTGCGCTCAGTCCAAATCATGGAACTGTAGCCCTCGATAAGAGCATCTGGGTAATATGTAACCGCGTTCAGACGTAGCACATCCATGTTAAATCCCCCAATACTGAGGCAAATAGTACACATCGCCCCAAGTAAAGGCCGCTGAGCTGACGGTGAAGTTGTTAACTCCTCCGTGGAGCATGTGCCAAACGGAGTCAACCGACAAAGTGTAGATAATGTTTGTGAGTACTGAGCCGCGCAGGACCCAAATGCCGCGAGATCCCGGGCGAGTGTCGACAATAAGCTTATCCCCAGAAAGGAAGCTGTAGGTGAACGTCATTTGACGACCGGAACTATGAGTCAAAGTCCAAGACGACATGCTAGACGTAAATATAACCTCCATGTGGAAACCCGAGGGAGCGGTTCCAACATTACTGATGCTTGGTGTAGCAAACGTTTCAGGAACCACATACAGCAACGACGGAGCAAGGAGATACTGCTGCAAACAAGGCATAGTGATCTGAACGGCAGGATCCTTTGTGAAGGGCACAATCTCAAGTTTCTTCACGTAGGCCGTGGTCTGGACGATGGTGCCGTTCGTGTCCATGATTTCCACAAGTACGCTGTCTGAGGAGCCCGGCGACAACATTCCATACAGGGTCGTACGGAGATCTGCTGCTGTCATGCCTGCGCTGTAATCAGGGTTCAGACCGATTAGAAATACGAGTTCTCGGCTCTGAGGCCGACGTCCCCTGTAGTAACCCCCAGCATTGAGAGTATCTGCAATAGAGACGTCGACCTCAGGCGGACCAAGACCATCCGCGCTCTTCAGAATATAGAGATCGGATGGTTGTGCGTTGACCTTGGGTAGGTCCACTGCAGTGAGGCCATTGAGTCGAATCTTGGTAAAATACATTATACTTTCAACGCCTCCTCTGCTAGTGACAGAATGTTCTTAGATTGACGATAAATATCTACCGCAGATAGTGCTTCTGGTGAATAGTTGTTCTGCTCGAACGTAATGGTTGTTGGCGCAGCTTGTGCTGCGGCTTCCGCCACATCGGAGTTCTTGCTTTGGTTGTCTGCAGATATGGAAGATGCCTGATCGAACGAGACACCGGCCGTGATCGGATTGGCAGAGAGCATTGCGCCCATCTTACTGGCTTCGCGCTGCACCTGTGACAGGTCAAGTACTGGAGCAATCACAGGATTGATATCCATGTCGCTAATAACAATATCAGACACCTTAGTTAGAGACGTCTTCATGGCTTCCAGCGCTGCTTCACCAACGTCGAAGGCTGCTTTATCTGCCAAATATGAGTACTGACTCAGACCCTTTGCAAGACCTTGCGTCGAGTACTTACCAATCTTGGCAAACTCCTTTGACGGGGATGCGATGCCAAGAGCAGACTTGATGGCTGAGATCATAGCGTTCGAGATAGCTGTCATCTGAGCTTCAATAGCAGCCTGCTGTGATGTAAGACCGTCCACAAGACCCTGAGCAGCATTAACACCTGCCTGGTAGAGTTCTGCCGAGGCTGTATTGCCCAGATTTGCTGCTGCTGCCGAAAGCTGCGCATTCAGACTATTAAGTTCTGCGATGCCGCCAGCGCCACTTGCAAGAAGCTGCTCAAGGAATGGCTGTGCAGAAGTACCCTCGTCGAGGAACTTCTGATATGTGGTGTTATCCATACCCATTGAGCGGAGTTGATCCAAAGTAGCCTTGAACTTGTTCGTGTCGTCGATAGACTTGCGGAGCTGCTCCTCATACCCAAGTAGAGACGTTTCTTCGGCAATATCCGGGAGATCATCGAACTTCCCACGAATGCTGCTGTTAGCACTGTCTCGAGCGCTAATCGCCTGATCAAGGGCAGACTTAGCGTCCTTGAGTTGTGATGTAATATCATCGTACTGAGCACCAAGAGCCCGCAATTGATTCTGCTGTTCAGCCATCTGTTGCGTCATCAGCAGGTTTGCTGCATTAGCCGCCTTTTGGGCTTCCTTAGCATCGCCATAAGCTTGCCTGGCTTCTGCTTGGGCTTGCTTGGCTTCTGCCAAACGCACCTTTGCTGCCTTAATTGCATCCTTATTGGGCTTCTTGTTATTCTGCAGATCCTTTAGCCGAGCTTCTGCAGCCTTAACTGCGTCGCTGGCGTCGCCGAGATTATCCTTAGCGTCGTCAACAGCAGCCTTGGTATCGGCCATGGAGTCAACAATCATGGACTTCATCATTTCTAGAGCAGCGTCAACATCGGGGAGTCCACCGACAAGACCATCTCTGAAGCCCTCGTTCACGTACTTACCGATCTTCTCGAATTCCTTCGAGGGTGACTTAATACCAAGGAAGTCCTTTGCGGCGTTAAGAGCAGACTTAGCCAGATTTCTAGCAGCGTCTGTGATCTGACGAATACCAGCACCAAGCCCATTAACCATACCCTTGACAATGGACGTTGCAAGTCGTCCACCAGCAGCACCAAGTTCAGCGCTATTGTTGTCGATGGCGGTAGAGATGCCATTTACGAAGGTAATAACGGCCTTAGCGGCCCTATCCGCAAGCTCAGGGATCTTCTTAGCCATTGCGTCCATGAACTTGATAATGATGTTGGCGCCAGCAGTAACAATCTTGGGAATATTATTGGCTATACCATTGAGGAACTTGGCAATAATATCACCAGCAACGGTAACGATCTTACCAATGTTAGCACTGATGGCACCTAGGATTCCTAGTAGCATCTTAAGACCTGCTGCAGCAAATCTGGGCACGGCTGTTGTAATAACCGCCAGACCAGTATTGATCAACTGCAAGAACAACGCTGCCAACTTCGGAATAGCGTTGCTGACAGCCTTGATAATGGCGAGAATAACCGTAGTCATAGCTGCCACGAAGGCAGGACCACCCTTAGCAATTGTTGCCGCGAACATGATGATGCCCATAGCAAACGCCTTAAGCGCCTCGGGAATCTTCTTAATAATTGTAGATAGCATTGCGCCAATAGTTATCGCTGCCGCTGCGCCTAGACCGACCAGCATACTAAATGCTGTTACGAACGCGAGAGCGCCTACTCCAGCCAGGGCCAGACCTGCGCCTAGGGCCAAGATAGAAACAGCAAGAAGCGCAATAACTGGAGACAATGGCGTAAGAAGCAGCCCCGCGAGGCCGAGAATAACAAAGACTCCTGCGATAGCAGCAAGTCCCTTGACAATATCCCCCCAGGGCATTTTTCCGAGAACCATTAAGACAGGCGTTAACAGCCCCAGCGCTACAGCAGCAACCAATAAAGCTGCTGACCCAGCAAGAGTACCATTCATGGCATTAAGGCCCGCCACCAGAATAAGCATAGCCAGGCCAAGGCCCTTAAGTCCATTACTCAGTGCTTCCCAAGACATTCCGCCCATGGTTTGGACAGCCTTGGAGATGCCCAGAAGCGCAATACTAACGAGTATAAGTCCCGCTGCCGTCAGAGGCATGTTCTTTGGCATGATCTGCATAGCGCCAGCAATAATAAGAAGTGCGCCAGCGATACCAACAAGGCCCTTGACAATATCGCCAGTAGGAATAGCAGCAAAGTCAGTAATAGCCGAAGCCATAATCTTGAGGGATGCTGCCAGGATACCAATACTGACAGCCGTACCGATCATGCTCTTTGATGGTAGCAAACGCATAGCGCCCGCAAGAACAAGCAAAGACCCAGCCACTCCGGCAAGACCCTTACCCATATCAGCCCAACTCATCTCAGCGAAGTCCTTGACCACGGTGGCCAAGACCTTCAAACCAACCGAGAGAGCCAGAATACCAACACCAGCAGCAGTCATACCCGCAGCATTTGCTGAGAGAGGCTTGACTGCAACTGCGAGAATAACCATAAGACCAGCAACACCAGAAAGTCCCTTGCCAAGCTCTTCCCAACTGAGGTCGGAAAGGTTCTTGACGGCTGCTGTTAGAATAAGAATTGCAACCGAGAAGGCAATCATGCTGCCCGTGATGAACGGCATCTTGAGGAAGCCACCGGACTTACCGATCTTGTCAAGGATCTGCATAGCTCCGAGAAGCATTCCGAAGGACACACCAACTGCCGAAAGAGCCTTGACAAGCTTGTCCGAGTCGATCATGGACAAGGCGACAATAGAAACCGTGAGGATTCCAACTGCCGCAGCAATCTTCATCATCGTGTCGGCTTTGACGTTCTTCTGCATGGCGGTCATCTGTCCAGTCAGAGCACCGAAAGTACTAGCGACCGAGTCGAACATGTTCTTGACGCCAGACTGGCCAAATATACCGCCACCATCAAGGAAGCGCTTGACCAGAAGGACAAGGCCCCCGAATAGTGCAGTATTGATAGCACTTAGAAGGGCGTTGAAGCCGTCGTAGCTGAACGAGTCGGCCATCTTCTGACCAATCGTGCTGAAGACCTCGATGAACTTGTCAACCATCGGCTGGAGAGCCTGTCCGATCTTACTGAACAGACCTGGAATACCCTTAAGACCGTCACTAACGCCGTTGATACCGCTTTGTAAGGGAGAACCCTCACCCATAGCAGTACCAGCACCATCAAAGAGGTTTCCAATGAACTTGATAAGGTTTTTGAGGACCGTAAGAGGAACTTGCAGAACCTTAGTCAGTCCAGCAAAGAACTTAGTGAGCCCCTCACCATTACGAATAGCTCTTTCAACATTAACCAGCCAGTCGCCAATGCCTGCTGTGAAATCAAGGAATCCTCCACTTCCGCTAGATAGCGATTCAACCAGATCCATGATGACACCGATGACGCCACTGATGACCATCTTGATAATGGAGAAGACTGCAAAGACGCCCTTGAATGTACGCTTCAGTTTTTCAGCAGTTCCTCCTCCTATTATGAGGTTTGCCATCAAGTCTCGGAAGGCAACAGTAAAGTCCATCAGATCCTTGCCAGTCTTGGCTGGGAAGATCTCCCGGAATGCATCCTTAATAGGCTTGAGAACGGCCATGAGTGCCCAGAAGGCATCTCTGATTGCCTCGATGAGCATAGTGCGCCCACCAAGAGCGTTCCAGTCACTGAGGACCTTGTTACGAGCATCTGCAGAGGAAGAGATCATTCCGCCGAGGACGTCGTTGACGCCTGTCCACAGCTTCTTGGCCTCCTCGAAGTTACCGAAGATCAACTCTGAAGTATTAGCCCAACCAGAGCCCGCACTCTCCTTCATTGTGTCCATCATCTGAGAGAACGTCTTGACGTCGGAAGCTGCCGCTGTGGCTCGCTTACCAATGTCGGTCTCTTTGTTGGAATAGTCGCCCAAGGTCTTGACTAGGGCCTCTGAGGTCAACCACTGCTCGGAGAGGCTCTCGTTGAAGCCCTTGGTCGCAGTAACCGGCGTGTTCTTGAGGGTCTTGTACATCCCATCGCCAGTCTTGGTGAGGGTTCCTGCAGCCACAGCACTCTCGAGGAGCTGAGTCTTGAACTCCTTGGTGGCCATGTTAGCTAGCTCGATAGACTTCCAGTCCATAAGCTTAACAGAGCCCTGCGAGAGGGACTGAGCAAAGTTGTACATGGCCCGAGAGGCCTCTTCGGCATTAGCACCAGAGATGGCCGCCACGTTGGCAATACCCTGAATAGCACCAACCGAGTCCTTCAGATTCACGCCAGCATTGGTGAACTTACCAATGTTGCTAGTCATGTCCTTGAAGGAGTAGATGGTCTTGTCAGAATATGTGTTCAACTCGCCAAGGTACTTGTTAACCGTAGCCAGACTCTCGCCCGAACCCGCCATAATTGTTTGAATAGAGCCCATCTTCAGCTCATACTCGTCAAAACCACCCTTGATCGGATCAATCGTAAGAGACTTGGCAACCGAGGTACCAACAGCCATAGCCTTGGACGCGATACCTGACAGAGCGGTAATAGCGATAGTAGAAAGGGCCATGAACTTAGCGGAAATATGGGTAATTCCACCCTCCATGGCACCGAAGTTCATCTTGTTTGCCGATGCCTGAACCTGGTCAAGACCCTTAGACGCTCCGGAGAACCCCAGTGCGGACTTCAGCTTATCGAGCACGCTCATAGTCGCTGCAGCACCCTCTTGGAACTGCTTGTTGTCGAACTTCATCGTAACAATACGACTGTCAACACCACTCATGCTGAGGTCACCTCCTTCCAAACGTCGTTGGCAATGCGGTCAAATATGGGTTGTAGTGCTGGGTTGATGTAGTCTCTTCCTTGCACGTACCCTCCAGTACCTGTACCGTGGCCAAGTTGGATGAGAACTGCGACTGGCGTTCCGGCAACAACGTTGCTGTTGCTCCAGATAATAGAATATGATTTGAGATCTCGTAGGATCTCATAGGACCAGGATCCAGCGGTGTTACCCGTATCCATAGGCGTAGCTCTAGCTAGTGCGTCTACGCCTTCCTGGCCAGCTCGATCAAGGGCTGTGTAAATATTACCCTTGAGCATCTTGGCCAGGAAGGCCTCCATCTTGGAGAAGTCCCCTGATGACGAATATGTGATCATTGGGGACTCCTTCTTTTAGTTAGAGTTCTGCTGTAAATTCGATAGCAGTCAATGGTGAGTTATTTGCAATAATCTCATAGATTTTACCAACGACAATTCCTCCAGAAACATTTAAATTTGCATGACCTACTTTACATGTGGCACGATTGACCGACGAAGTAAGAGTTGTTCCTGCAATAATTGCTGTACGGTCGTCTGTTGCTAATGAGCCAGCAACCCAAGATATTTGCGGCGTTATTCGCATTTCGTTTGGCAGTGGTACTTGGAAATAAACAGACGTGGAGGTCGAACCAATACCAAAACCAAACGCGCCATAACTGGAACCATTTGCCGAAGCTCGATAATAATACCTCTGACACCTTCTCAAATTAACCGCATACTCCTCCTGCTCGAATGGAGTAGCCTTCGGACTATCTTCGACCTGGACGCCCCAGAAGTCGATAGTGGTGTTTTGGAGGCCTAGAGAGCCTGTGCGAGCGTTATTGTTAGATCCCGCAGAGGTCCAAAGCCATAGCCCAAGACTATCTGATGCGTCTGTACCTAACGTTTTACCGGCAATCGAAGGAACAGCAATCGTAACACTATAGCGAACCCAAGTAGTAGATAAAGTTACCTGCCCGGCATATGTGTCTACTTGTGTTGATGGACTTCCACCAGATCCAAAGAATTGTGCCAACATTACCGATACTTTTGGAGTTCCAGAGGCTGCCCTGGCCCAGAAGGATATGGTTGCGGTCTTTCCGGACAGTACACGAACAGATTCAATTCTTTGAACTAAAATCGCATAGTCCCCAGCAGCAGCCTGTGCAGAAGAAATAACTCTAGCAAACGCTTTGGCCGACTCTGGCAAATCGCCTAGGGCTGGTGTTTGTGCCTGATATGTGACGCTTGTGCCGGACTTGAAAAGTTTCCATCCATCAAATCCATAAGCCGTATCCACATTTGTAGTCGTAAATCCCCTCTGATTAACAGCAAAATCACCATTGATAATACGGTTCCTGGCTGCAGCAGGGCCCCGCACGTTTCCGGCATTGATCGTGCTGTTGTCCTTCTTGGTCAGGATCAGATCATCCCCGACAATCGCTCCGCTGATAACAGATGCGGCCTCGATCAGTAGCATTCTGGCTGCTGTAAGCCCTGTAATTGTAGCCATAAGTGCTCCTATCCCTGAGAAGAGATTGTGTATGTAGTCGCGTCGAGAAAGACTGCAGTATCTGAGACGATCTGGAACGTATCCGCATCCAGCATCGAAATATAGCCACCGAAATCCTCGGCGGTCCATACCCCATTTCCCAGATACGTGATGATGAGAACGCCTGGGCCGAGAGTATAAAACCCGTCGACCTGGGCAGGGACCAGTCTTGTGCTGGGAAGTGCTGAGAATATGCCATCGATGTTGATCTGAGTTAGATCGCCCATACCATTGACCAGATTGGACAGACCAGTAACCGACTGCGGCGTGATGCGCTTCGGATCCCAGAGTGAGACGAAGTCGACCAGCTCTGCCAGTGTCGGGAGAGTTGCTGGAGTGTCGATATCGCCATAGATCAGGTCTTCTAGACCGGCGAGCATGGTTGGGCTTAGGTATCTGGAGTCAAATATAACGTGTGCTGTCGGTCGGTAATTGTCTACATCCTGAGGTACTCCGGTTAGCGTCCAACTGAATGGAACTGGAGCGGCGGCAGAGGTCGTTGTAGAATAACTGACTGCATTCGGAGTTGCTGTCAGATTGTAGAGAATATGGATCTTGTACCCGTGATCAGTACCGTTTACATCGTTGGCTATATACGTACGATAGGAGAGCCCGAATACCTTCGAGTTCTGACCGTCGACGAGTACGCCATTACCAAGGTCTACCACACCCTCATATGCCAGGAACTCGTCCGGATATGTGAATGCTGTCAGGGTGGCAGCGAAGTCCCCTGTAGACTGGACATCCTGATACTTTACTCCGTCGAAATACATGGGAGATGTTGTATCATCCACAGTCTCGTTGACTGAGGTGAGTCCATTCCAGGGGACCGCGCTACCATCTGACAAATATAGAACTCCTCGGTCAACACCAGTCTCATAAAGACGTTCGCCGACCTGGTCCCAAACGAGCTTAGTCATTGAACCTCCTTATGGTGTAGTTAAAGTTCTGCACTGAACTGTAAAGATTGAGCAGCTTTTGCGGTTTGATAGAAAGCATATGTATCGACGTTCCCATACGCTAACGCAAAGCCCGATCCACCGCCAGTAATAGTTGGAATTGCACGCATTGGTGTTGGGAAGGTAAGCGTTGAATACGTGGTTGACGTCTCAACGACTATGTTAGAACATGCCCAGTAATACCGCTGACACCTCCGCAGGTTCGTACCGTACTCCTCAACCTCGAACGGGGTTGCGACGCTGCCCTTCTCGACCTGGACGCCCCAGAAGTCGATGGTAGCTGACTGGATGCCCAGAGAGCCGGTACGGGCGTTGTACGTAGATCCTGCAGACGTCCAAAGACGAAGCCGAAGGTAGTCGTTTAAGGCCGTGCCGAGGGTCTTTCCAGAGATTGATGGAACGGCGACAGTAACCGAATATCGCGCAAATGTGGTAGTAAGAGTGACCTGATTTGCAAAGGTATATACGTCAGCCGAAGGAGAGCCTCCCGTGCCAAAGAACTGCTCCAATGCAACAGCAACCTTAGGTGTTCCAGACGAAGCCCTTGCCCAGAAACTTACCGTAACTGTTTCGCCACTAAGAGTCCGAACTGATTCAATTGGCTGACTTAATGTGGCATAATCGCCTGCAACAGCTTGCCCAGAAGTAACAATTCGAGCATAATTCGCAGGAGATTCTAAGACTGTAGGATCCCCGAGGGGCCAACCACCAATCGAATAGGTGGCTGTTCCACCAGAGCAACCGAGTTGCCATCGATCTAATCCATAAATTGCGTTTGTTGACGTAGTCGTAAACGCCCTTTGATTAACAGAAAAATCGCCGTTAATAATGCGATTACGTCCAGGCCTCTGCAGAAGTGCCGCAGTATATGGAGCAAGATCCAGAATATCTGCAATCTGCTGCCATCCAGCCAGACCGGCGTCCCAGCGCTCGAGACGATCGGTAGTCGTATTCAGAATAAGACGGCCATCCCACTTCTCAGGAGCCGTGAGGTTGTTACGGAGAGTCGTGGTCATCGGAACGACGGTATTACGCAGTTCCGTAGAAGCAGCCAGTGCGGCACGGACCTCGGGAGGGAAGTTGTAACTAGGGTCAACGGCAGGGTAAAGGTCGTAAGCCATGGTCTACTCCATTCTATAGAAACCGCTGGTAGGCGATGTAGTCAAGCGTGTATTTGGTAGCGCACGGTTGATACCGTCTACCTTGGTCTTATACAGGTCTCCCGAGCCAGCAGTGAGCTGTGATAAACCAGTAACAGACTGGGGGATGATAATAAGTGGGGTCCAGATTGACATAAGGTCAAGGAGTTCCTCAACAAGTGGCAATCTGGAAGTTAGTTTGGCCGACCCATAGAGCAGGGTCTCAACTGCTTCTAGGGCTGATGCAGATACCTTGGTGGAGTCAAGGACATAGTGCGCCGATGGTCGGTATGTGGTCGCTACAGGAGGAACGGCATCGATCTTCCAGGACAAGGACTCGGCACTTGGAGAGGCGTTTATTGACGAATATGCTTTGCCAGTCGGACTCGCTGTGGCGTTGTAGACCAGGTGGAGCTTATAGCCTAAGTCGTTGCCATAGCCGGTCCTGTATGAGAATCCGAACCTGTTGCGTGGTTGCCTTGTCAGAACAAAGCCCGGAATGACCGATTTGTCTCCTACACAGGGGGCAAATTCCTCCGGAGCAGAAAATGCCGTAATTGTTGCCTGATAGTTCTTGGGACTGACCGTATCGAGGTACTTAATGCCGTCGAAATGGAACGAGGTAACCTCCCCGCCGACAAAAGACTCCTCAACATTGACCAGACCGTTCCAAACAACTCCAGGACCATCGGAAGGGAATAGGACGCCCCTGTCTATACCGTATTCGTAACGCCGGGCTGATTCTTCGCCCCATACAAGTCTGGTCATTGTGAGTGCCTCCTCTCGCTATCCTGTGGTTCCGAGTTGTGCGCGACGTTGCTCATTCAGTTCTCTATTCCGAGCAATGATGTCGCTACGACTCATCTTTTTCGGAGGAGCATTCTTAACGTTACAGATCTTGATAAGAGTAAACAGACGATTGAGATGCCAGTGCTGGAACTCGATCGGAATTTTGAACGTGATCATCCAGTAGTAAATCAGTTCTGCAGTGATGACCTCGGTGTTTCGCTTGGTCGCTGTTCCAATCTCAGAGAACCAAGTCGCAGTCATCTTAGCATCAATGTACTTGTTGATCTCCGAAAGGTTGTCCTCAGACAGTCTGGAAAAAACCTCCGGGGGAAAATTCGGGGTTTGAATCATAAACTTGATGTAGGAAATCGTCTCTTCGTTTGTCTTAGTTTCCGTCCCTAAGAACGGCTTTTCGTAAAACGACTCCCATTTTGACAGTGAGACCAGAGAGTGCTCCAGCTCCAGCGTAAAACCCTCAGCATTGGTGAATTCTTCAAGAACTTCATCCCAAAGTTGAATTCCTGGAACTGTAATAGTGAGCACTCTCTGGCCTCCTGTCTGTTAATCGGTTTAGTAGTTGAACGTCCAAGAACTGTCGCCAGCAAGACGGTAACCAGTTGAGGCAGTCGCCGTAACGTTGGCAACCTGACCCGTGGTCAGCGCAGGCTGAGCACCAGTGGTCTTGGTAACGCCATTGATCTTCCACGTCACACCAGTCACAACAGGAAGCGTGATGATGTGAGTGCCAGCGACATAAGTCGGCTGGTTGGTGCTGATACCAAGGTCAGCCACAGTGAGAACCGTGGTCAGAGCTGCGATCACAGCATCCGGGGTCGGAAGCAGTGGCTCAACGCCAACCGTTCCATACAGAACAAGCTCAAGCGCAGCCAGCTTGGTCGGATCCACCAGGGTGGAGTCGATCGTGATACTGGCCGTGTTCTTGTAACCGGTGGCAGCAGTCGGGGTGGTCGTGACCTCCCAGCTGAAGGTGATAGCCTCGGGAGAGTCGTTGACAGTGGCGTAAGCCTTCTCCGTCGGAGCTGCCTGGCAGTTGTAGATGAGGTGGAGCTTGTAGCCCTTGTCGGTGCCGACCAGATCGTCGCCAACCTTAGTGCGGAAGCACATGCCAAACATCTTACGAGTCTGCTGACCAAGACGAAGTCCAGCCAGAGGCGTCGCAGAACCATCGCACTGAGCGAACTCGGGAGGATACGTGAACGCCTCAATGGTCGCTCCGAAGTCCTCAGCCGAAATCAGGTTCAGGTACTTGATGTTGTCCGCATACTGAGCCGAAGACTCAGCACCCGAGGGCGCCTCGGTGACGGTCGTAAGACCATTCCAAGCAAAGCCCGTGTTGTAGACGCCGTTAACGTCCGGAATGTACAGGACACCCTTGTCGACACCGGTCTCGAAAAGACGCGTGCCAGCTCCGTCCCAGGTAAGTGCAGTCATGATTCTTCCTTTCTAGAAGAACAGAGTATATACATCGTGGTTGAGGTTGTCTGCCGTAAAGAACCTGTTGAAGGCGCACATCGGCAAGACGGCGATCTTATCGGGAATTCCGCTGTCGGGGTCTCGATCAATTACCGTCACTTGATACCGCTTGGTATGGCGATAGGGGTTGTTGTCTGCGAACTTAGTATCCGAATTATCACGAGAATATACAATGCACGGATACTTCATTTGCACATTGGCCGGAGGTTGGAAATATACATTGCGACTACCTAAAATTCCCTCAAGGAGAGTTTGGAGTTGCAGCCGTGGAGCCATTGTACACACCTCCCAGCCTCAGAAGGAGACGGGGACTCTGCACTTCGACGTCTGAAACCGTCCACAAAGTCCCCGCCCACTCGATGTAACGCATGGCAAAGAAGTGTTCGTTCGCGTATGCGTCGGCAACAATGCTGATCGAGTTACCGACGGAGAGATCGTTGTTGAGCTTTTCACCTTCCTGGAGGGTGCGTGTGTTGCGGACAACATCGCCATAGTAGTCATACTCGACGATGTTGTCCGCCCACACTCCAGGCGCTGTCTCCACGGTCTCTCCATACCCAATCTTACCGTAGAACTTTGCCATGTTACTCCTCTATCAGGTGGTACGAGTGAACGTCCAGTCTGCATCGAAGTTGTGCGGGAAGTAGTAGTTGGCCGCAGGCTCTGCGGTAACCACCGTGGTGGAGAGCGACGCGATGGCCGTCTGAGCGCCAGCGGTCTTGGTAACGCCATCCATCTTGTAGACGACGTTAGCCGTCGCCGGGATCGTCACAACACCCGTGGAAGCCACGAAGGTCGGGACGGCAGGCGTGACAGAAGCACCAAGCGTGCTGCGAGAAATGACGACAGCAGTCTTGAACCCAGTCAGAGCGCCGCACATGCGGGTCTCCATCAGGTACTTGTACTGGTTGTAGTCGATATCGAAATCATCGAACATCGAAACCTGTCCGCCCTTTGAGGCGCCAACGGTGTAGTCGCTCAGGTTAACCAGAATGCCGATCAGATCGCCAGTGTTGGTCCGCATGGTCTCCATGACAGGAACCGTAACGATCTTGGCAACGCGGCAGGCAGTCTCCAGCTCACCCTGAGTCGGGTACAGTCGACGCTTGTTGTCATCCTTGATCAGAAGCAGCTCAGTGAGCAGTGCCTCGGTGCAGAAGAACGTCGGGTTGCCCTGGCCACGGTAGTTCACGCGAGCGCCGACAATAGCGTCGACAATCCCGTCGCCCGTGACAGTCTGCTGCATGGTGACCTTGTGCGCGTAGAAGTCGTCCTCGAAGGCGATGGGACGGATAGCCGTCTCGTCAACCTTGTCGTCGGAGTCGATCTGACGACCGTCGCCAACGAGGCAAGCGCGCGCGATCTCCTCATCGAGCATGATACGCATCTCAGCCTTCAGCCAAGCCACGACATCCAGATCGGTGATGTCAACGATGTCGTCGCGATCCAGCTTCTGCTTCTTGTAGATCGTGGTGGGTGTGGTGGTACGCTTCGCAAGCGCGAACCACTCCTCCTTCTTGAGACTGGCCTTGACGTAACCCTTGGCCCGAGCATCCTCAAGCGTCAGGTCCGCAGACATGGTCTTGATCCGCGAGAACGGCGACTTACGAACGCCCGAGAGGAAGGTCGAGACCCACTCCTGGCGACGCGTGATCATCTCGGGGCTGTTGGACAGCAAAGTCGCATCCGGGAACAGGAAATCGATGTTCTCGATGCCGTAGGTCACAGCGTGAGAAAGGAACGCGTCCTTGAACGAGCCGTACTTCTTGGCGTCGTCAACAATGGCGGTCAGCTGGTCGTGCGTAAGGGTTGCCTTAGCAGAAGCGACAGGAGTGCCATTCTGCTCGAAGACGTTGTGGGTCATTTCGGTACCTTCCTGGTGGTTGAGGTCGCCCTCGGGATTGTCGTCATCAGACTCATCAGCGGCACCCTCATGGGAAACCTCAGACTCATCCTCATTAGTAGTGTCCTCTTCAGACTGGTCGTCATCGGAGTGCTGTGCAGTATTATCAGCAGCCTCAAGTGCGGCGCCGATCATGAAGTGGACGACATTCTTCTGCTCCTCAGTGAGGGAGTCGTAGACGTCCTGGACAGTCTTCTCGCCATCTGCGGCGGGGTCGGCGTGCTCGACCTCATCCTCAGACAGATTCTCATGCTCAAGGGTCAGACCAGTGTAGATGATGGCCTCATCCTCAAGCGTCTCGACCTCACCGTCAGAGTGAGCCAGATTGACGTTGTCGATAAGAGCGCCCGGATTGGCACCTGAGAGAACCAGGCTAACCTCCCGGATAGATCCGTGAAGAACCGACTTGGCCTTCTCCACGAGCTTGTTTGCATAGATGGACATCATGGTGATGTCCTTGTGCTGGACCAGAACCTTTGCGCTCTGGCCTGCCTCAGTTCCATTGAAGAATCCGTAAGCATAGACGCCATCGGCACGATTCTCGAGAACAGCATGACCGAGAACATTGCCAACGTCATTGTGACCATGCTGCCAAACGAGCGGGACCGTCATACCGTCATTGTGCTTGAATGCATCGGGCATGATAGTTCGACCGTCGGAGCACTTGAGACCTGCCTTCGTGGCGTAACCGCTGAAATCAGCTTCCATTTTGACGGGCTCCTTCCTTGTTAGTGTCAACGGCCTTTCGATGCCGTTTGGGATTTGGACTTGGTTGCCGCTGTCTTCTTAGCGTCTTCAATTGCGTTCTTAATCTTAGCTCGGATGTCGCGGATCTGCTGTTGAAGTTCAGCAATGTCCTTATCGGAAGATAGAGGACGCTTTTTCTTATCGTAGTTTTCCTTAGAACGCTTAGCCGCTTCGCTCTTTTGGCGAGCCGTTAAAGGTTTCCTAGACTTAGCATCAGAATTCGCTTGGGCTTTGGACTTGGCCTTATCGGTCTTCGTTTCAACACCACTACGCAACTTTGCTGCTTTAACTAACTCCGAAAGAGCTTCTTTCAAACGAGCAAGACGCTTCTTAAGAGCCGCAACCTGAACTTCGGCTTCCTTTTGCTTTTGGGCCTTCGTCTTCCTTGGCTTGGCGGGGTGCGGAGCAGCTTTTGGCTTGACACCCCCTGGGGTTCGTCCAGTGGGTGTGGGTTGTCCACTCCCCTTTTTACGTCCCTTTAGCTTCCGGGTTCGAAGATAGTACTCCCTGGCCTTCTTAGCATCATACGGTTTCTCTGCGTGGAGAAGGGCGGAATCATCGATCATTCCTCAACCCCCAACTCAGCAAAGATGTCGTCTAGCACACCGTTGACACTATCGAAAGCACCGGCAACAATCTCTCCGTCATCACCTTCATCGACGGGAGCTTCGACAACAGGAGCTGCAGCTGGATCGGCAGCTGGATCGGGCTGTTGTGGCATGTTACTATTCCGCAATTCGTCAGCCTTTGGATCCTTAGAGGGCTTGAAGCGCAGAATCTGACGGAACTCGTTAGGAGCAATGATCTCATTGCGCGAGAAGACGTCAGCCAGTTCAGCAAGCTTGCCAACAGGAACCAACTTGAATGGATCACTGAAGTACTCAACCGACTGAAGTTGAGAACGTGCCGTCTTTGTAAGGAACGTTCGCTTCATTGCCTCAGTGATAGACGCAAGAATCGGCTCAATCGTACGGTTGTTGTAGTTGAGCATAGCCTGTTCGTCCGCAGTACCATTCATAATCTCTGGAGTCAGACCCAGTTGACCATAAAGCATCGCCGTCAAGTACTCAATCTGCTTGAGAAGGTTGTTCTCAGTAGGCCTATTGAGCTGGGTGATCTTCTCCGTTCCATCCGTGTAGGCAATGCCATACTGACTACCCTTGAGTTGGAACTCAATATCCTTACGACGCTGATCTGCCTGCTGCCGACGGGCCTCAGACTTAATAACGTACGGAAGCTGAATGATCAAGTCCAGCTTACCAGAACTAGTAGCCTCATCAACCGAGTCCAGCATTCCGAGTTTACGAATAAGACGCTGCAAGGTTGAGTTCGGCTCATTCATGATAGAATATAGCGGATTCTCAACGATAGCAACCAAGGTCTTTGGAAGAGTTACTTCCTCGCGCTGCCCCTTTGCCTCGTTGTATACGCTGACCTTGACGTACTTTGGATACCACTGGACGATCTCACCAACACGAAGAGTCTTGATGTCAAAGCTGTTTGAGATCTTGGGATTGGTAGTGGTGTCGACTGGAACTAGCGCAATAACGCCCTTGTCGAAGAGTGTTAGAGCAATATCCTGTCGAAAGGCGCGGGCTGCCTGATCGAGATTAGCCTCAATTGTCAAACAGTTGTTCAAACCGCTGTCAACCTCGCCAACAAAACGGCGGTTCTCATCAAGACGAACGTGCAGAATTGGATTGGAGGCCACGTCCACACTTAGGCGCGTATAGATGGCAGAGATGATCGATCGCTCATTTGAAATATACATTCGAGTTCGATTGGGCGGAATCGAATAGCTCGGGCCAAGATTCCAAGCAACTTCTGCCTGCTGCGTATCCTTATTCAGAAATGCATTCCAGGAATGCCTCAAACGAGCACCAAAGTTGGCCATGTGTTACCTCCTTTCCTGGTTTTAGGTGAGAAATAGCTTTTCGATCTCAGCAGGATTGCCATCATCGAACGGAGAGAAATCGCGGAATGCCTTTGTCTGACGATTCACCGAGAAGAAGATCGGAAACTCATCAGGATCACTAGGCACGACTAAGAACAGGAATTGGCCTTGGTATTCGGCAGACTTCTGAATCGTAGAGCCAGGAAGATTGGACTTGATAATGCTCGATGCTTCCAAAATATCAATCATTATTCTGCACCCATCTTTCCAGCCATTGTTCATTTAATTTCTTGTTGTCAAGTCTTGTGATCGCTGCAGCGCCAATTTCTAAATCATAAGCTTTGGTAAGTTCAGCGGCAGTTTTAATCTTGAGTCCTCGCTGAGTATCGAATATAACGGGCTTACCTTGAACAATCTCGTAGGCAAGACTGTGTCCGCCACCCATCTTCCAACCAACGCCTAGTTCACCACGACTGCCATTTGGCTGTGTGCTGAGTCGCTTAAATATAGCCTTTGGTGCGGACGAGCGATCCTTCGGGTTGGTTCCAAACGGATAGACTTTATTCTCACCCCAGTCGATTTTCTTGGTTTTCGAGCCCGTTGCCTTACGAAGTCCTGTACCATGCTGTCCTGTAGCCATAGTCGAGGTAGTAGCTTTTACATCCATTCCACGACGACGCATCTCGTAGGCGAGCGTGCAACGACGGCAGTTCTGCTTTGTGCCGTGCTTACCGTACCCAGGATTAATAGGTGCAACTACAGACTGCATGATCTGTGCTTCAGACATGTTCTTTTTAGCTAATGCCGGAGCCCGATTATACTGTGGTCCATCTTTTTGGAAGGTAACTGCGCGCTTACCTTTATTAACTAGGACTCGGGCATTTCCGCTATCAAACGTTTTTGCAACGGCCATGCTGCCATACATTGCTAGAAAAGAAACAGCATAAATGGTCACGGCAGCCGATACAGGATCGACTACTCCGGTGTTTGCTTTAGGAGGAGCAGTTTCATTCTTTCGAACTCCCCAGTGCATTCCTTTGACTCCGAAGTGCGCCAAAGCTTCTTCTCGTGTTGGTTGAGTCACTTTGACGCCTCCTACTTTCGGTTTGAGATCTCGGTCAAAGCGGCTTCTGCAGCTTTAATTCCTTCGGATGTCATTAGTTCGGCCGTTTTCTTAGTTACAGCTTTATGATCAAAGAAGACAAGCGGCCGTTCTCCGATAACTCCGGCATCCATCTCATCAACGATGGCATGATAGCCGTTCTTAGTTAGTTCCTTAAAGAAATTACTAACAACCGGATCGCTTTTATCCCAACCGCCGCCCGAAAGTCGATTGTACCAACTATGAGCATCCTCGGGTGTAGCGTCAGTACCAAGAGACCGACGTAAACTTTCCAAAGTGTCAGTTAACCCCGGAACCTTGATTTCTTGCTTGGCTTTAAACGTAACATGATGCAATTCATTGGAATATAATTCTTTCCGAAAAGCGGTTACGTATCGATTGAAATCGTCGACAGAATCAGTACAATAAGTGCCTGCTTGACGAAAACCAGTTTCAGAAGAGGTTGTCAATCTATGAAAGACGTGACCTACAGGAAAGGTTGATCCTTCATGAGCAAAAGAAGATGGCTGAATATAACCTTTAGCGCCCCAAGAAGTTGCTGCAGATTTGGTAACATTAAGATTAAATGCACCGGGGGCGATTGGATCTCCTGGGCCACCAGTCCATTTGGCAACTGTATCCATGTAGGATTTGCCAGCGGAATCAAGTTTTCCAGACTTCACACCGTAAATAAGCAATCCAACTGCAGCGGCCCCAACGGCAACGGTAGCAACTTGCTTCTTAGTCGGGCGCCACTCTTTTAAACTTCCCTCACCAGACTTTGCGTCGTTCGACTCGAACTTGGCTTTGAACTTGGCCTTACTTTCGGCGTGCATTTGGGCATCTTTTTCTTTAGACACCTTAGGCGGCTTGATTGCCATGTACTGCTTGGTTAGCTCATTTTGTTTGGCTTTGTCCGAACCAGTTTCGGCTTTCTTAGCAGGATCTTGTCCAACTAACTTATCTTCATTACGGACGCCCCATTTCTGGCCCTTGACACCAAAGTGCGCTAGAGCTTCTTCTCTCGTTGGATCAGTCACTCGAACGCCTCCTTGTTTGCTTTGTACGCTACGTATGCGTCGAGCATTGCCGACACATTATCGATCTTCTCATCTTGACGCTTCTTCATGAGCTTGCGGTTACCGTTGGTGTCCTCGATTGTAATGGCATTACCCATTGCAAAGGTCATAAGATCCTGATCGAAGATGAGCATTCTTTCTTCACTCAAAGTCTTCAACTCACCAAGAGGGACAGACTCCGTCCTAGCACCCTGGATTACCTTCTCAATACCGAATGGTCCGTTCTCCTGTTCCCAGCGAGTGACGAATTCCTTGGCATTGTAAGGGTCATAACCAAAAGTACGAACATCGTACTCGTTTTCTTGGATGAAACGATCGAGATCCTCGTATACCTCCATCATGTCAAGAATGATTCCCTCGAGAACGTGGAGACTGCCCTCGTTGATGAACTCGTCGTACTTCTGACGCATAGCGCCAGGTAGTTTCATGAGAGTCAGTGAGGAAATATAACTACGAGTCTTGACTCCGAACTTACCACCCGGAAGCGGGAAGAGGAATGTGAAGGCGGTGAAGTCATCGCCCTGCGAAAGGTCAGCACCAAGAGCACAAGGCATCTGCCAGAAGTCACGACGGCGATGCGGAAGAGTTTCTTCGTAGGTGAAGAAGTAAGTGTAGCCCTCCATTGGGATTCCAAAGCGCTTGGCGAGGATGTCATTGCGTGCAGCAGGAGCTTTCTCAGCTCGTTCCACATCTAGATGGTATGTCTCATAAGAAACAGTACGACCTAGGTTCGGATTGGCCTTAAGCCACATCGCTGGGTCGGCAACTTCCTCGATACTGTCCAACTTGTAGTGGAAGATTGAAATGTGTGGCGCGAGGTAGTCACCCTTAAGGATGTCTTGTAGTTCCATTTTGACGGTGTCGCCGGAACCGTTACGGACCGTTCCTTCAGAGCTGATTGCGACGATGACATAGTCGTCCAACTTCGATGCGCCTTGCTCGACAGCACCAATTACGTCCTCTCGGACGTCACCAGACAACCACTCATCGATTGTTGAGACCTTAGGACGCAGACCCTGGAGCTTGTTGATCGTCATAGGACGAACTTCGAGCAAGGATCCAGTCAGGAAGTTCTCGATGCCCTTCTTTGTGGAAGCCAACTTCACACGATTGGCCCTAGAGCCCGTAGTGTTCTGCATCGAGCCCTCTGTGAGGAACTTGAACAGCGGTCCGCGAGAGCGCACGATCGCCGTTCGACAAGGAGACATGACTTCGTCTGCCTGCTTCATGGTCGGTGCTGTTGTGATCTGATGTGTCGTTGCCGTGTCGACATTCAGGAAGTAACTCTGAAGACACGAGGCGTACATCGACTTGGCAGCACCTCGGGCGACGATCAGATACTGCTTGACTGTCAGGCGCTTCTTGATGGTCTTTGTAACGTACCGTCCACCATGGTTGTCTTCCGAGGGTTGGTAGACACTACGCTCAACAAAGTAGTACCATCCTAGCAATTGCTCGGCCCATAGTTTGAACGACGGTAAAAGATGCAGATCGCTGCCGTCGGTTAGCGTAAGTTCGTTCTCGCAATAACGAACAAAGCCTTCAACCGCTTTGTCATCGTAGTAAATCTTAGGATTGGCAATGAGTTGATCAATGCGATTCATCTCGAGAGCAATCTCGCGGTTAACCGGTACGTCTCCGCGCAAGACTGCATCACGAAACTGTCCGTAGTAGTACGGTGTCGCAGTGTTTGATAGACTCATTGCCAATCCTCCTTCCTACGATGCTCGTTGGGCTCTAATATTCGCTGCTATTGGACCCAACAACCGATGTCGAACGTTTGCTGAAAGCATCGGTTCAATATCCTTAATAACAGCATCTAGAATTGAAATCGGGATTTGTGGAGCGGCCATATGTGCTCTATGCAGAATTTCCTGATGCGTAAATGTCAAACCATTAGTCTCTGGAGGCGCTTCTTTATCTTTGAGATCCAGTGCCGCTCGTTTCTCAGCATTAACCCGAGGACGATCGGCAACGCTACACTGTAGATTGCAGTACTTTCGACCTAAGAATTCGGCACGCTTCTCTGTTTCTCGGCGAGACAGTGGCGTCTGACAATGGAGACATTTACGCATTAGACCATCCTACTTCTTCTTTTTGCCGTTCTGTTTGGCATATTTGATGATTGTATCGGCTACCATGAAACCGACCTGAACGCGAGGATCGGGCGAATCGCCATACTTGACCTTTGCGCCTATCATCGCCAGTTCTGGGACCGGAGAATTCATGATGTCTTGAGCCATCTTCTGACCAACCGAGATTTCCCTCGGAGTCATCTTAGAATATCGCTCTTCTAGACCCATTCGATCAACAAGTACCTTCATCTCGTCGTTCGATAGCGACTGCAGTCCAGAACCCTTAGCCTTCTGCTTAGCGATAGCCGCAATCTTGGCATCTTCCGACGTTGGGAGGTACTTACCGCCTTCAGTCTTGATCTTCTTACCCGGCTTTGCCGTAATCGAGACTGGAACGGGAGTCGTATCCTCGGTTCGTGCCTTGGTGTAGGCATTCTTCGCCTTGGTAATCACGCCCCAATGCATACCTCGGACGCCGTACTGTGCGAGAACGTTGTCAACTTCATTCATGGCTACCTCCCTTCTAGAGTTGAGTCCAAAGACTTGCTACGGCTAATGGAGTCCAGCCTGCTTGCGATGTATGTGCCTGGATACACTTGTATGTGAATCCCCGATAGACCACTTCGTCATTTACCAAATATGTTTTAGCGTTTGGGTCCCATTCGGCAATTGTGACTGGTGGCGGATCTGGAATCGGCGTCATGTCAAACCATAGCGCAGGAACTGCCAAAGGAGTCCAATCGGGCTGAGATGTATGAGCCTGCAAGCATTTGTATGAGATGCCGTTGTAAAGGACGACATCGTCAATCAAATATGAATGGTAATTTGGATTCCAAACCCCATCATCGACTGGCGTTTGATCTTCCCACCATCGTGGATCAAGACCAGGAGCCCATACATTCGCTGAAATCAGAGACTTCCAGGAATGACCACCCTTTACTACAATATAGTTTAAAGGGTAAGCGTCATGGGCTCCAGTAGGCTGAACCCACTCGGAACCCTCGACCATACCGATGTCTTTGAAATACTCAACTGAGATAGCCTCAGCTTGTGTTGGTGCTTGTGCAACTCGATAGCGACGCTCCTCTTCCAGGATTGCCTGCATCTTTAGTTCAGACACTTCAACGTCTGTTAAAGCAGTCCAGTCAAATTCGGGAAGAGTCATGCCGTCACCTTGAAGTTTCCGCAGTAGACGACAGCCTTCTCGTCTACGGTTGTAACTCGGGCCCAAACATTCCAGACCGCTGGCGCAAGACCATCTACCAAAACTGCGAGATGTCCATTGCTGAGGGAGGTAGCTGCTACCCAGTCCGTTTCAATCGGACGAGTTGACGGCGGAATAACAGCTACCTCAACTCCCTCAACTACTTCTACGCCATCAACCTTCACTCTAATGGGCTGAAATTCCTTAGTTTCTTGCGGATATGTCATAGGAGATGTCCTTCCCATCGTCGTGGTTGAATAGAACCATCCCACCTTTGTGGCAAGAGTAGTCCTTCCCACCGGCGCGGCAGGAGAGTGACAGTAACAATAGCGTTTTCGCTTGGCTTAATCTCATTCTTACCAGTAGCAAGACCAATATATGTTGTTTCGCCATAAGCAGATCCACCAGAAGGCATACTGCCAGTAGCGAGACCAACAAAAGTCGTGATACTTGTGGTAGAACCCTTTGGCGTACGACTTCCAGCTGACGTTCCGACATGGGTAGTTGTACTACTAGCAGTTCCATACGAAATATGGCGGCCCGTTGATGCGCCAATGTGTGTTGTTACACCAGAAGCTGAACCTCGAAGAGGCTTTGCTCCAGTTGCCGAGCCAGCATGGATTGTCGAGCCAGTTGCCGAACCCTTTGGTGTTTCCTTGCCAGTTGCTAAACCAGTATGAGTTGTAGAACCGGTTGCGGATCCACGAACAGACTTCGTTCCAGATGCAGTGCCACTTTCTAAAGTACTTCCTGAGGCGGAACCCTTGGGTGCGCGCGTACCTGAAGCAGAGCCGGCAAATGTCGTGTCGCCTACAGCATAACCATACTGACCATCGCCAGCTTGTGCACTACCTGCATAAATTGTGGTACCCGTAGCCGAGCCTCGAGAAGCACGAAGGCCTGAGGCAGATCCGGTGTACGTTGTGGTTCCAGTAGTCAAACCCTTTGGTGTCCGCTTGCCCGTAGAAGTACCGACGGTTGTGGTCGACCCAGAAGCCGAACCTCGGAGCGGCTTTGCTCCTGCGGCGGAACCAGAGTAAACGGTAGTCCCGGTAGCAGAACCCTTTGGTGTTTCCTTGCCCGTTGCCGAACCAGTGTGGGTTGTTGTTCCAGAAGCAGATCCGTAGAGCGGCTTAGCTCCGGAGGCTGCGCCAGCATAGATTGTCGTACCTGTAGAGGAACCCTTTGGTGTTTCCTTACCAGTCGCTGAACCCGTAAAGGTTGTTGACCCCGATGCAGAACCCTTGGGCGTTTGCTTACCAGTCGAAAAGCCGATATACGTTGTTGTTCCGGATGCCGAGCCTTGCTTTGGTGGGGCAGCACTTGTGCCTGTAGCGGATCCTACATAAACCGTTGATCCAGTGGCCGAACCCTTAGGATTTTCCTTTCCGGTTGCCGAACCTACAAAGATCGTTGCGCCAGTTCCACTTCCATTTTGAATCTTCTTACCAGAAGCAGAACCAACCAAAGTTGTCGAGCCAGTAGCAGAACCCTTTGGTGTTTCCTTGCCCGTTGCTGAGCCAACAAAGACTGTTGCGCCGCTAGCACTACCTTGAAGGAGCTTCTTTCCGGTAGACGATCCTGTAAAGGCGGTCGTTCCCGTCGCAGATCCTTTTGATGATCGTGCGCCCGTAGAACTTCCAGTAAAGACGGTCGATCCAGTAGACGATCCTGAAGGAATTCCACCAACCTGGCGAAGGCGAAGCCATAAGGTGGTGCCAGAACCAGAACTTGCGTTAGTGTATGTGAACGTCGGAGCGGCGCTTGATGAACCGGCGGTGACCGGAACGTCTACGACCTCGCCGTGTGTGTCAGTTCCGGTTGTAACATCTGCCGATTGTCTTACAACTAAAGTGCCCAGCGTGGCTCCGGACATTCCGCCAATAGCATCAGCCGATTGCGTTCCAACGTCGCCGTTGACGGCAGTCGATGCTAAGACCCAGTCTAGAGCAGCAACAGCAATTCCTGCAGCACCCGTTGCTGAATAGTTAGTGCCATCGGTTGTATCACCACCGGTTGTGAACTGCGAGTAATCCCAAGAATAGGCCGCATCTTTAGAATACGTGTTAATAACGGCGCCAACGCTGTTTGGAGAACCGGCCAAAGTCAGTGCACCAATGGCACCAACAGCGGCGGACTCCTTAACAAAGACCGCAACCTTAGTAGAACCGGTATCCGTGCCTGCGGCGGTCGTACCGTTTGTGGCTTCACCAATCTTGGTCCAACCGGAAGGCGTTGTTATAGTTGTGCCAAACGGTTTCATCCAGACAGTAAGAACTGACAGATCGCCGGTTGTCGCTCCAGTTGGGACTGCTGGGTTGACTGCCGTTACTGCTGCTGTTGCTGCTGTTGCGGTGCCTGCTGCTCTTAGTGCGATTGGGGAAGGACCTCCTCCACCGCCGGCAACCGGAACTGAGCATAGAGCAATCGCGTAATCAGTAGCTCCAGGGTCTGTTGCGAGACCATATAGGCGCGTCCCAGCGGCCTGTGATGCCCACGAGCCAACCCAGACATTGTACTGTCCGCTAACGAACGTGTCGGAGTGCGTGGTGCCGGTCGGCTGCATTGTCGCTGCGCCCGCATCGATGGCGGCCCAGTCGGCGCCGAGTCCGAAAACATTAGACGTTCCGGAAATGGTCGCCGATATGGAACCGGTTGCGTTTGCTCCCTCAACGGTAGTGAAAACCGGCGTGCCTGAATGCTCAGCGGCAGGGATTAGCCACGCGGCGATACCCATATCTGTGCTACTACGAAGGGTGACACGAACGGTAATCGATCCGGCAGCAGAAACTGTAGCTGTACCAAGAATGTAGTCAACATCTTGGTCGTTTGCTCCAGCGCTTTGTTTAATGGTCCAGGCCGAAGTGCTACCGGCTGTTGTGACAAGCAGACACTCAGTAAGAGTACTCACTTTATTATCTGCAGCGCCAATAACGACAAGTCTATCTCCAACCTGGGCACCCGTGATTGTTAGATCCTTGTAGTACCCCCCGGAACCCGTGTTCGTACCGCCGCCAGAAAAGGAAGTCGAGAAATACGAAATAGTCATATCAGCCTCGACTCAATGTGAGACCGGTGATTGCCAGTGCATCGGACAAACCCATAGTATTAAGAACTCCACCCGAGTACGTTTGCGACGACGTTGCAGGAATACTAAAAGTTTTGCTGCCCTTAGTTTTGTTTGGAAACAACGCAGTCCATGGCGAGGTATCAATGTTAGATACCGTAATATCAATAACTGGACCGGATGGATTTACTAACGAAAGAC